CAGGGAGACGGTGCCAACCGGCGCCTGCTGGAGGTGCTTCCTGGCGTAGTCGATTTCCCCCATGCAGCCCTCGCCGTCCCAGCGGAAGCGCCACACGTGGCAGCCCACCCGCAGCCCGCCAGATGAAGCGTTGGCGGCAAGGGGGATGCTGGCAATGCGGAACTCAGAGCGTACACCGGCAAGCTCCCTGATATCCTGGCGCTCAAAGTGATGGAGGTGCATGCGCCCGTACTCCCTGCCGGGCTTGATTTCATACCCCCATGGACCATAGGGCGTGGTGAGCACCATGAGCGGCTTACCCCCCACGGCTGCGGCCAGGCGCTCGAGGAATCCATGCGGGTCAGGCACGTGCTCCAGCACCTCACAGGCCAGCACCGCCTGGCAGCCTTTCACGCTCTCAGGCAGGCTGTAATCATCCCCCTCCAGCACCTCGATGTTGGTGAGTTCGGCGGCGGCCACGGCCTCCAGGAACAGCTCCCGGTTCTTGGCGCTGGGCTCCACGCACTGAAAGTTGAGGTGGGGCATATGGTGCGCCAGGGCGATGGTGAAATTACCCTCCGCTGGCCCGATATCCAGCACCCTACTCCCCGGCTTCACATCGGCCAACACCTCTGCCGTGGCGAGTACGCGGGGCTGCCCGCGCATGTCCATGAAGCCCGGCGCCCACTCAGCCTGGAACTCCTTGGCGTAGAACTCCTCATAATGCTTGAGGTAGGCAGTGGGGTTGCCCGGCTTCGCCCATGTCCCGTACCAAGCATCCAGGCGCTCAGCCACATCCTGCGGGAAGCTCTCACCGGGGAACATCGCGCCGGCCTCCACCTCACCGCGCAGGTGGCGCAAGGCCGCTATATCTTCATAACGCAGGTAATGCCAGGCCAGAGCCTCTAGGTTGTCGGCGCTGTAGGCGGTGAGCTTGGACCGCAGCACCCCATCCCACTGCCGGGCAGCAACGGCCCAATCGTAGGTCGGCGCCTTCCGGCGGCACTGCGTGGCCAGGCGCTCCCACTTCTTAGGGTTCCCCGCCAACTCGATGATGGCGTCCGTGAACGCCTCCTCATCCACCCTGGGGCCAGGAGGGACGCCAGGGGCGCTCCGGGTGTCATCACCCTCCAGGAGCGGCACCAGGACGGCACCGGCACCCTTCAGCGTCTCAGGCAGCGCTGTGCGGTTAGTGGTCACGATGGGTAGGCCAGCGGCCTGGGTTTCCATGGCGGTGATGCAGGACACCTCAGGGAACTCTGTTGGGTACACGTGCAGCCAGGACTGCTGCATCAGCCCGTAGAGGTCGCGCTTCGACAGGTGCCCTAGAAGCTGGCAATCCTCACGCTGCTGCACCGCGTTGTAAATCCCCTGGTAGTAGTCGCCCATGCCCTGGGCCTGAGGCGGGTCAACGTAGTGGCAGATGTTCAGCTTGAAGTCGATATCAGGCCGGGCCTCTCTCAGCCGGTCCATGATACCGCCCGGCCTCACCAGGTGCTCAAGCCCACGCTCGGGCCTGCTGGAATAGAGGAGGCTGTACTCCTGACGCCCATCTGAGGGCGGCGTGAACCAGTCGAGGTTGAGCCCGTTCTGGGTGGCTATCACTACCTCATCGGGCAGGTCATACTCACGAATCACCTGCTGCCGATGATACTCGCTCACGGTGAACACGCCATCCACCTGCCACATGGAGCCGCCTACCAAGGCCGCGTGCTCCTTGCTGGCGATATCGTGCAGCCACATGAAGTTCAGCTTGGAGTTGTAGCGGATGGCGAAGGCCGCCGGGTGCCGCTGAATCACCAGGGCGTCGATAGGGGCGTTGGCGGCGTGGAAGTGGAAGGCTTCACCCAGCGGCGCCTGTTCGGTAATCTGCCCCACGTTGGAATACTTCACGCCCTCAAACTCGCCGGGCTCACCCATGGTGAACACCGTAACGTCATGGCCTAGCTTAACCATCTCACGGGCCATCGCCCAGCAGGCCGTCTCTGAGCCGCCCAGGCTCTGCGTGTAGGGAGTCTCGCCGTTGAACGGTAGCCCAAGGCAGTGCATCACAATTTGCATGGCGTCCAGCCTCTCTCTGTTTCAAGTGAAAAGGGGCAGGGCTTTCACCCTGCCCCTAGATAGTACCCACCGCACTCCTGAAGTGGAAACTAGATTCCGCTCTCAGTGCTGGAATTCACCGCCTGGATAAGGAATCCCAGATTGGAAGCCGTCACCTTCTCATCCTGGTACAGACCCACCTCAACCTCCTCCGACTTGGTTTTCCTGTCGAAGGGGTGAAGCTCCACGGTCATGTCAGGAATCGAGGGCTTGCGCCACCTGAAGCTGTAGCCGTAGCTGGGCTGGTTGAGGCTGGGCTCCATAGGGGCGAAGTACACCAGCACATCATCAGGCCAGATAGTGGCCAGCGTCTGAGGAACGCCTTCCAACGCCGTATTCTTGAACTGCTCACCCACCAGCACCTTGTCCATGTCCAGCAGGTTGGCGACCTGGGCCGTGGAGGCGTAGCCGCCGCCCCGGTAGTCGCCGCCCATGATGGCGCCACGAACGTTGGAATTGCGCCGGAACGTGTTCCACGCCTGCCAGCCGAACAGCGCCCGGTTGGGCGTGTAGCCGGTGGTCAGCTTCACGTTCTCGATTGCAGTGTTCATGCTGATGAGCGGGTCCACGGTAGACCAGGAGCCCGACATGGCAGAGTAGCTGCCCACGCTGCCGATGCCGCACTTACTGGCCATCCGGTTCTCCCAGCCGATGCTCAGAAGGTCGACCAGGTACTTGGCCCGGCCTTCCTTGAGCAGGGCATAGTAACCGGGGTCCATGTTCTCGCGGTCCTCCAGCACCAAGGGGGTCTTGAGCGCGTAGTTCTTGCAGAAGTACGTATCGCTCGAAACGTTGGGCTGAACCATCTTGGCCGGAGTGCCAGGAGAACGCTCCTGGTCAACCAACCGGAGAAGGTCGGCCTGCGTCCATACAGGATAAGCGTCATGCTGCTTCCCCACTGGACACACAGGAAACACCTGGTCGGCCACGCCCTTCGCAGGACGGTAAGCCATGGCCATCTTGCTCAGGAGAGCGTCAAAGTGAAGCTCTCGCCCGGTAGCACCCATGATTCACCTCCTACAGGTGGACACTGCCGCAGACGCCAGGGGCGCCAAACAGCAGGCCAGTGAAAACGGAGCCGCTAGTGGCAGCCGTGATGGCGCGGCCCAGGGCCACACCGGAGTTGACAGAAACGGCAAAGCCAGCGCTGTCAACAGCAAAAGGCTTGCTGGCAGCAATGACGCCACCAGCCTTGATGGGGGAAACACCCATCAGGCCAATGGTGGCATGCTCCCCAGCCTCAGGCTTGTTCTGGATGACTCCCAGCGCAGCGCTATGGAAGCCAGCCAGGGTGCCGTGGTAGTTGGCGAACATGTACTGCGAGTCAGACAGGTCGCCGCTGTTGAGCACGGAAACCGTGATTAGGTCGCCTCCGTACATTACTCACCTCCAGGGCCGCCAACCTCGGCAACGTACTGCCGGGTAAGCTCAGGGTTGGCATCGCGCACCAGAGGCAGAGCTTCAGCGAAACTCATGCCGCGCTCGATGGCGAGTGTTTCAGTTTTTTCCATCAGTTGAGCCGTGGCGTCCTTGGCGTTGCCACCGTCTCCGGTGCCGCCGCCAGTTCCGCTCTCTCCTTCAGCAGGCTTGGCCGTTCCCAGGGCCTCCGTGTACTTGCGCACGAACGCCCAATCGAACTCCAGGCCAGCATCCTCAGAGTAGGCACGGGACTCACCGATAGCCTCCAGCAGAACCTCACGCGCAGCCGGAGGCATGGCGCCGGACTCGACGCGCTCCTCACAGAAAGAGCGCACCTCCTCCAGGGCGCTATCTTCCTTGCGCTTGGATTCCTGCTCAGTGAAGGCCGCAGACACCTTGTTGGCGGCTTCCAGTTCCGCGTCCTTAGCCGTCAGGGCGACAGCGTGCGCTGCGTCCTTCGTGGCCTGGTTCGCGGTCAGGGTTGCCACCTTCGTGGTGAGGTCTGCGACCTGTTGGGCCAGGTCCATGTCATCCTCCTTAACGAGGTCTAGTGTCTCCTGGTACATTCGGGAGGAATCCGTGCAGCCTGCGGTGAGTAAAGGCTCACTGAAGAAGGTTTGCAGGTCATCCATTCCCTTCACAGCCGGGATGTTCTTTCCCAGCAGCGCCAGGTGGGTCAGCACCTTTGGGTGGCGCCTCCCCTCTACTTCCTTGTTCCAGTCAATACGTGGCGATACCGTTTTGTAAAGCTCTTTCTGCACCGCCTCATGCACATTCGGCGCCAGCTTCACCTTGGCCATCAGCTTCTCACCCTCCCGCTTCAACTCAGTCACCCAGCCAGGAGCGATGCCAAGGTCATTCTTTGATTCGTGCCCACCCAGGAAGATGGGCGGCTGGAGCGCCGGGTACGTGTCAGCGAACGCCGTCACCATGCCGTCAAGGTCCGACTCGGTGAACGTGTCGGTGCGCCCGGCAACGTCCTTGTGAGTGCCAGCCTTGAACGCCTGCACCCATAGTTCCTTCATGCTCATGCTCACCCTCCTATCATCGTGTCGAACAGGCTCAGCGGCTCGTACTGTGTGCCGCCGTCACCCTCAACCGGCTCATTGTGCTTCACGCCCTTCCAGAGAATCGAGTCGGGCACGCCGTGGGGAAACGCTGTGCAGCGCAGCCCAGGCTCCGCACCCTCCTCTTGCGGTAGGAGGTGCTTGCACCCTCCACCTTCCATGCAGTGCGGCATCGGTCCTGTAGGCATCGCGCCCTCCTATTCGTAGACAGTCTCGCCTGTATCCGCTGATACGCGCAAGTGATACCGCATCAGAGAGTACACCCGGTTGGCGAACTCCGATGGGTTGCTGGAGAAATTTACCATGGTGTAGCTCTCGGCCATGAACTCATGGACGTTCTGCTGGGCATAGCCGGAGATGTACCAGGGGCGCCGCTCTGCTAGGTAGGCGTCCTTGGATGTCTGAATGGCGGCCTGCTCAAACTCGTAGTACTCCTTGGCCACGGTGCCAAACTCCTTGAGCCCTTCCACGGTATGGTCATCTGAAAGGAGTCGGAACAACTCAAAGGATGCGTCAATCTCGCTCACGGCGTCAGCGTGACCGGCAGCCACAAAGTCCTTCTTAATCTGCGCCTGCCTCTCAGCGTTTGCACGCAGGTTGCTGATAGAGCCCGTGTCTATCAGGCCATGCTTGGCTGAGGTGTGCCGCACCTTGTCCAGGTACTCGTTCATAATCCGGTCCATCCGCTCACGGAAGCCCCGGAGCGTGATGTCGCTCGTAGTGCCAGGCAGGGCGTTCCTTATCGTTCTCCAGCCCATCTCGGCGTCCTCTGCCGTCCTGAGGACTCCGCTGGCAATGCCGTGCCCAGTCTCATGCGTGAAGGCCGCATCGAAGCTGGCGCTGCCAGGCACGTGGAACTCGGCCTCGATGTCAGCCCTCGCTGACTTCAGGAAGTTATCCACATCGTTCATGGTGTCGGCGCCAACCTCGACATGGATATGGGAGGCTGCGGCATAGGCGCTATTATCCTGCGATACCGAAGCCCCCTTCCAGTGCAACCTGAAGCCGTTGTTGTGGGCACGGGCCATCGCGTTGTTGAGGCCGTGGTAGACGGCAGGTGGCGCCTGCTCGTACAGGGTCACATCGTCAAGGCCGTAGTTGTAGGCCCAGGCGATGGCCTCCTCTCGCGTCTCAGCCCTCTTGTAGATGCCCTTATCCTTCTCCGTGAAGCCGTACTTGTCAGCCAGCTTTGCCTTGTAGTTCTGCGTGGCCTCAAAGTCCTTGGCCATCTGCGCCAGCGCCTCTGCCTGCGCGGCTTCATTGGCGGCCTTCTTGGCGGCGGCAGCGTCCTCTGCCTTCTGGAAGTCATCCCACTCGGCCTGAGCTTCCTTCTTAGCTTTCGCCTCGGCAGCCTTCTTCTCGGCTGCGGCCTTCTTGGCGGCGGCAGCGTCCTCTGCCTTCTGGAAGTCATCCCACTCGGCCTGAGCTTCCTTCTTAGCTTTCGCCTCGGCAGCCTTCTTCTCGGCTGCGGCCTTCTGCTCTGGGGTGGCAGCCTTGGGCGCCGGGCCATCGCCAACCTGGGCGCCATGACCACCGAAGCCTTTGGCGGCGCTACGAGGCGGGAAACCCTCGGAGGGCACCCAGTCCTCATCGTCTATCGTGATGGGCACCAGGATGCTGCGGCAGTTGAAGTGCAGCGGTGGCCGGTGGTTCTCCCACACGCCCGAATTGGCGAAGGCCGTGAACCCATCATTGGCCGTGCAGATGTCCGTGGTGCGACTGTCCAGGATTGCGCTGAACTCCAAGCCCTTTACGTAGCCATCAAGCTCCTCATCGGTGAAGAAGTTGAGCCGGGCCTCGTTCATCGCCGTGAAGGTGTTGGTGCGTGCGATGGTGGCCAGGCGTGCTGGCGTGGTTAGCTGGGCGCCTGCCGGGTCGGTTGCCGACACATAGGGGCGGGTCGCCTCAGCAAGCTGCTTCACCAACTGGTCCCCTGTGAGGGACGCGCGCAGGCCGAAGTAGAGCACCCTGCGGACTGCGGCGGCCATGCCGTCACCCATGGCCTGCGTACCGTGAAAGCTCATGTCCTTGAAGAAGTCCTCAGCCTTGAACTTGTCCATGCCTGGGCCTGGCACCACGCCTGCGGCGCCCGGAAGCTCTGCCAGTTTCAAGGGCTCCTTGTACCCGGCGGCCTTGAGCTCGGCTCTCGCCTGGTGGATGCCGGAGCGCCACGCAGCCTCCATGCCTCGCCGCATCACCCTGCGGATGGCCGTGAGGTGCTTGCCCTTAATCTTGGTGACCGCAGGTACCGTGCTGGCCGGTGCCTTGTCCCTGAGGGCCTGGAGTGCTCGGGCCTTCAAGTCCTCGAAAATCTCCAGCGTCACTTCGCCCAGGTCGCCTGCGAAGCGGTCCTCCAGCGCAGCGGACCCGCCCCCAATTGCGGCGTAGTCCACACGCCTCACCCAAGGAGGAGCATTGCTCAGGGCCTCTGAGTACTGGCTGTCGCCATCATCCTCCTCACCCTTCTCTTCTCCGCTCTTATCGTCACCGTCAGAACGGGCGCCACCACCGCTAGGTTGGCCGGTGGGCTGGACGGCACCAAGGCCACCTGAAACAGCAGTGGCGCCCTCAGGTCGCTTAGGGTACCCAAGGAGTTGCCGCGTGTGCTCCTCGGCGGCCTCATCGTTAATCCCGGCGTTCTGGCTCACCAGCGTTCCCCACTGCTTCGCAATCTCCAGGCGCTGCGAGGCGGTGAGAGGGTTGGGCATTAGATTGGGCAGAACATCCAAGCCGAAGTTCCACGCCGCCAGTTCCTTGAACAGGCCATCCTTGACCACTTCAGCTAGGCGCACGCTCCTGGCGTCCAGGTAGAAGAAGAACATCTCAAGCTGCGTCTGGCTCTGGGCGAAGCTGCCGGTAGTGCCCTGCTCTGAGAAGCCTAGCAGGTTCGGCATGAGCAGCAGCCTGGCCAGCGCTTTGTCCTGCGCCGACAACATGCGTTCGTAAGCGCTGGTGTCGTTCGGTTGGAACACCTCAGCCTTCACACCCTTGGGCAGCACCATGCCGGTGGCGCCCTGCCGGTTCCCGGCCACGTTCTCCAGCTTATTGCGCTCCGCAGGGGTCAACTCCTCCTCCTGCGTTGCCACGAAGTAGCCGCCAGCCATGCGCTCCAGGTACATGCTCCACAGCTTCAGCGTCACATCCTTTGTCCACCAGGGGCGATAGCAGGCCCTGAGGTCGCTCTCACCGTGGAGCGGGTCAACGTCAGGCCGGTTCACGTAGTGTAGGAACTTCGTGTAAGGCAGGCTCCTGTCGCTCTTACCGGTGCCTGGCTGCTTCAGCGAGGTCACATTGCCGTAGTCATCGGCGTAGAATTCAAACGTCTGAGGAGGCCGGAGCTTCAGGTCGCGCAGTGCCAGCCAGGTCTTGCCGTCATACTTCCACGGGGCGTGCACCTTCTCGCTGAGTGAGTACCCGTAATCGTGAGCACTCTGAATGCCCAGCAGCTTGTCCTGCCAGGTGCCCTTGATGTCGCTCAGCATTGCATCTGCCCAGTCAGCGAAGCGCTGCTGGGTTTTGGCCAGGCGGGTGTCCTCCTCGGCAGTCACCTGCCACGTGAAGCCGCGCCCGATGGTGGCGTACTTCAGGAACAGCATCACCGCCTTCACCTGGTCATCCCGTGCAATCTTGGAGTAGAACCCTAGTCCCTTCCGGCCTACCACCTCATCAGGGTTGTAGCGCGGGAAATCCCTTGATGAGAAAAGCTGGGACGCATCGTAGAACGCGATTTCGCCCTGGGGTGGCATAGGCACCTCGCCAAGTTCGCCCTTCTCAGTCAGCTTCTGGAACCATTTAGGAAAGTTCATCGGCATCATTCACCACCATGCTCTTGCCTATATGCCCTGATTGGGCTGCATCGGGTGCGCTGTTTCCGGCTCCCGGCGCTGCGTAGTACAGCATCAGCGTATCACCATAGTCCGGGCTCCTGCCTAGCTCTGCCCGGATTTTGTCCTTAGCTACAATCTGAATCTTCCCGCCTGGAGTTGTAAACCACTTTGTGGCTGCAAGCTCCTCCACCAGGCGCTCGACTATCTCACGCGGGATGTTCTCGCTGATGCAGATAGTGCCGTTGTAGAAGTCCATGCGCAGGCGCCAGTAGAATTCCGCACGCTGGTTCGCCATGCCCATCTTGCCGTCCTGGAACTTGCTGGGCAGCGCCACATTCACGCCGTTGCAGAATATCCCCCTGGCCCGAATCACATCCACCACACCCTGGCCAATCCCGATGGTGTCCAGATTCAGAACGTCCGGCGCCTCGCTCTCCTCCCAATCCTGGATAGCCTCAACGGCATCCGCAATCCTGTTCCCGGCGTTGGCGAGGTTGGCCTCAGGCATGGGCCGCAAGGTTCGTACCAGAGGTCCACGGCGCTCACTGGTCACAGTCTTGTCCCGCCCGGCGCCAGCGATATCACCGCTCCAGACCACGCTGGCCAGCACCAGGTCATCCGGGTGAGGCTCCCTGCCGTAGGCGTCCCAAACCAGGTAGGGCGGCACCAGGGTGTCATCCTCGGCCAGGGGGAAGCTCCCCTCCACGCGCACCCTGTAGACGTTGGAATCCTTGCCGTAGGTCGCCGCCACGCTCTTAGCCCACCTTGCAGACTGCCGACTGCTCACCCAGGCTCGTACCTGGGCACCAGTGGCACTGCGCTCCAGGGTAGGAACATTAGTGCCACCCTCCTCACTCCACCCTATGCGGAACAACCTGGAGCCCTCCGTGGGGTTCTGGAAGGCCATCGCAAAGCCTCCGGTGTTCCTGGTGGGGTTGCTGATGGCTAGGAGCTTGGAGCCCTCCGTGGACAGGGCGCCACGAATGACGGGCCAGAACGCCTCACGCAGGCCGGTGGCCTCCTCTACCACGAACAGCACGCGGTGCTCATGGTGACCAGCCAGGCCCTCAGGCTCTCGCGCAGTTTCAGGGATGGCCTCCTGGCCCGGCGTGCTGCGGAATGTGATGCCGGTTTTCTGCCAGGAGACGATATCCCGAATGTGCGGCTCGGCGTGGCTGAGCACCTTGTAGATTTCAGGCCAGAGCTTCTTGAGGAGGGTTGATTCCTTGGGCGCCGTGCACGGAATGCGGACGCCCTGCACCCAGGTGCACCCGGCCCAGAGAATCGCCAGCGCTGCTGTGAAGGTCTTACCTGGCCCATGGCCGCTGGATATCCACGCCTCGGTGGTGTCGGGCAGGGCCAGGTGCTGGAGAACGTCAGCCTGCCACGGGTCCGGGTCCACATGAAGCTGCTCCCGGCAGAACGCTACCGGCGCCCTCTGGTAGCAGAGGAACGATAACGCAGCTTCATCAATCTGCGTGGCCACGGGCCTCCCTTGCCGCTGGCTCCACCGGAATCTCAGCCTCGGGTAGGGCGTCCAGAATCTCCGGGTGCTTGCCCAGGATTTCCCCCGCCCGGTCCACAATCACGCGCAGGCCCAGGGCCACGGTGCCGCCACCTTGAGTCTCCACCACCTGCTCAGGCTCACCGTAGATTGTCCGCTGAAGGCGCAGGAGTTCTATGAGAACTCGCGCCAGCCTGGCCGCCTGGTCCGCATCGTCCGGCACCGGCATCCGCGCGTTGTCGGCAGGGTCGCGGTCCAGGCCCAGGGAGTCCACGATGTGCCTGCTGAGATTGTCGGTGACAGTGAGGTGGCGGTCCATCAATTGGGCAAGCTCCTCTGCACGCTCCTGCCTTAGCAGGGAGAGGGCAAGCTCCTGGACCTCTGATTGGAATTCGTTGCGAAGGGAGCGCCTGAGGTGCTTACGCAGCGTCTCGTAGGCCAGGCCGTGCTGGTCTGCGAACACACGGAGGCTGGGCTCATCGCCTTCGTTGTACTCCCGCTGAAGGCCGCCATAGTCAACGGCGTCCCGCTGCTTCCCGTCCTTGCCAGCACGTGGCATCGTGCACCTCCATAAAAGCGCCCGTCCCCCCTTGTGCGCCCACTGCCCAGGAGGAGAAGAGGGTGAGGGACGGGCAACAGCTTGTCCAGCCAGGCGGCGCTATCCGTGGCTCGGTGTGGGCTTGTCAGCGAACGCACACCAGAACCCCGCTCCCAACATCCATAGCACCAGGAGCATTACAACCGCAAGTCCCCAGAAAATCACCCGCATCATTTAGGCTCCCAGTAGTCGGGCCAGTTCCCTACCACTCCCCACTCACCGGGTGGCTGCTGGCACCGTGAGCCGCCGCTCTCTGGGGTCACTCGATACCCAATCCCCACGGCGCAGTTGAACTCCTTGGCCACCGACACCATGTGCTTCAGATGGTTCACGCCTGCGATGTCCAGGGAGCCATCAGCCAGCAGTAGGTACTCCAGGAGGAAGTCGCCCTCCTTGAGGTAGCGGTTGGAGTCCATCCCTTCCGTGGTCATCCTGGCCCAGGTGTTCTTGCAGTGGCTGCCAGCGAAGCAGCCAGCGTGCTCAGCCATGCGCTTGGTGGAGGGAAGCTGGCCTCCAGGCCCGTTGGCCACCAGCAGGCCATCGGCGCCCAGGGCGCGGTACACCTCAGCGGTCACCAGCTTCTCAGCCTGCTGAACCTCAGCCCAGAGCCAGGTGTTCCGTGGGTAGAACGGCCACACATCACGGGCCATCGCCATCTGCACGCTGTCGCCAGAGGCTACCCACCAGAACCTATCTGCCGCCCAGTCATCCAGGAAGATGCCTGCACAGGGGTAGGTTTCCAGGGCGTCCTTCACCCAGCCGGTGAAGCGCTCCACGTGGTGCTCATCCCAGGTGTAGCAGTGCACGTTGCCAAGCTCGATGTCCGGGTGGCCGATGTCACCAGGGCGCGACTGCCAGTCCACCCGGTCCGGGTGGCCCTTGTAGGCGCTTGAGCCCCAGATGTCGAAGTATAGCAGCGCCTTCTTCCGGTGGCGCTCCTCCAGGGTGAAGTACCCGGTGGGGCCGGTGATGATGTAATCGTAGGCCGTCAGCACATCCTGCTCAGCAGGCGCCCGGTGGTACAGGGTTAGAAATGTGGAGTAGGCGGCGCTGGGCTTCTTGTTGATGCAGCCGTTCAGGATGAACAACCCGCACACGGTAGCCAGGATGACAAGGATGATGGCGGCTGCTGAGAACTGCCTCATGGACCTTTTCACGTGGAACCTCCCTCAAGAAAAGTGGGCGGCACCCTTAACGCAGAAAGAGTGCCGCCCGGAGCAAGGATTGCGATGCGGTGGAATTCTCACTCTTCCAGGCCGCCTTTGTCAACTACGCTGGCCAGCAAGGCGTCCACCTGGGCGGCGAACGGGTCACGGTTTGGCGTGTGCGTCTCCAGCATCAGTTCGTAGATAAGCTCATCATGCCGCCCGGTCAGTGGCAGGGTCCGGGACAGGACGTTGGCGAGTGAGGCCACCTTCCGGGCGATAGCTTCAGAGTCGCCGTTAGCACGCGCCTTCTGGAGGGCGTTCACCATCGAAACCTGCTTGCTGAGGGCGCCCAGCACCAGGAGCTCCACATGAGACTCGGACAGGCCCATGTACTCCGCAGGAACCGGCACCAGCAGGGTGCCCATGGTTTCGCCGTTTGCAACGCACTCCATGAACTGGCTCGTATCCATCAGGTGTGGGCCGTCCAGCCACACCAGTACGAAGGGCCTGGCGCTACCGTCACTGTGAATGCGCATCAGTCACCACCCCTTGGCTCCGCACCACCGCCATCCGCTCTGAGCGGCGGCAGGCCGTCCAGGTAGTCCACGATGCGCTGGTACTTGACCTGAAGCTCTGAGTGCTCAGAGCCCAGGGTCGCAAGGTCGCTGGTGAGGGTGTCAATCACAGCCAGGAGCGCAGCGAGTTCGGCCTGGTGCAACTCATCGCTGTCGCCATCAATCACAACGTCGAGGATGTCCAGCAGTGAGCCCACATCTATGGTGGCGGCGCTGTAGAACCTGCCCACGCCAGCGACCTCAGGGCCGTCCATAACGTGCGTGTGCCGCTCCCTGATTTCTGCCAGCGTTTCACGCAGTCCCATCATCTGCCTCCTTCTTCAGAGCCGTGTCTATCTTCACCAGGACGGGGATGGCCTGCACCTCGGACTCCCACTCCCGCACCGCCGCCTTCAGCCTGGCGAACAGGCTATCCTTCAAGGCCGCTGAGGCGCCGGGCACATCCTGGGTTACTCCCAGATGGTCTAGGTAAAGCACGTGGGAGAGACGCAGCGCATCCTCTGGCGGCTTTTCAGGCGCCAAGCCTTCACGCTCCAGGTGAACCTCAATTTCAACAAGCCCCCTCCGCATCTGCATCACCTCCTTTGTGCTCTACCTGGGCAGGTCCGGCCCCTCTCTCGACACCATCCCCGCCAGGTTCCTCTACTGTTCCGGCTCCTGGGTTTCGCGTCAACCGCTTTCCGGTGTTCGGCACAATGCCGGTGGTATCCGCGATGCCCTCCAGCAGTTCGCGCCAGGCATCTTCCAGATTACTCATCCTGTGCGCCAGGTCAGCCATCGCCTCCAAGGCGCCGCCGCGCTGGGACCACTCCCGCGCCAGGCGTGCTATGTCCGTATCACGTGGGTGCTCCATCAATAGCCGGGCCACATCTCCCGCGCTCAGCCATAGCGCGGCTGGCTAGTCGGGGTCGAACAGGGAGCAGAAGTCCAGGTGGGGCTCACCCTCCTGCACTCCGCACTTGGTGCACCGGATGTTGCCAGGCTTGCACACTGGGCACGGCTCACTCGACAAGGTGCAGCGCTTCTCCTGCGCTGGGCATCGGCACTGCTGCCTTACGTGCTTGCCGCAGGCGTAGTATTCGATGAAGTGGTCCTTGCTCATTCCGACACCTCCTGCCTTCCGGTGTCGGGCTCCAGCCAGGCGGTGCAGCCTCTGGCGAAAGCCTGGGGCGGGGGGAAGGCTTCCCCCCATCGGTCATGCGGCGGCCAGTGCTCTCCGATGTCAACTCCGGTGGCGCAGTACACTGAGCAGCCCTCCTTGCCCATGAAGCACGTCGGCGGCCCAGCTAGGCGACGTGCCTCTGCGCGGCGCTCCTCATGGTGCGTGGCACGCGAACCAAGCTCAGCGAAGTGGTGGCGCAGCTTCTCCAGCCAGGTGCACCTTAGAATCAAAGGCTGGAGCCTGGCGTGGGGCATCTTCCCATCATCCCACTCCACCACGCTCACAGCCTTGTTCACCTGGTCGGGCGGCAGGTCCAGGCAGAGGTGGTACCAGTCAAGCTCACCATCGAACTCCATGGCGTCATCCACCAGGCGGTTGTCCATGTGCATCCACCTGGGGCTCATGGGGTCCACACGGGCGCCGCACCTGGGGCAGGCCAGTGAGCGCATGGCTGCACGGGCGGCTTTACCGGCGGCGTCCAGGATGGCCTTCACATCAGCCTCCGGCGTTGGGCCGTACCCACTGCACAGCGTTCCGTATTCGCTCAGCGGTGGCGCCTCCAGTTCGGCTATGTTCCGTAGGGCATCCATCTGGCGCTTCAGCCAGGCGGTGCCCTTTCTATCCCTGCGCATGAGCATCGCTTCCTCCTCCTGTGAAGGTCCGCACGGTGGCAGCCTCCAGAATTATCTCCTTGTTCACAATCCAGCAGTAGGCCAGCGCGTCACCGTCCCACTTCACCTTCACAAACCGGCCAAGGGGCATGTTATTCACCAGGCCGCCGAACATGAGCCGGATAAGCTCACCTCTGCGCAGGTAGTGAATCTCCACCTGGCCGTTGCCGCACGGCACCAGGTACACCAGCCAGTCGCACGTGGACACCATCAGGCCGGTTGGGCCTCTGTCTCCTCCGTGCACCTCGAAACACAGGTTGCCGGTTTCCGCTGAGCGGTCATCAAACTTGACCTCGTAGGTGAGGCCGGTGGCTGCGTCTCGGTAGTCCCACGGGCTGTGATTGTCACGGGGCGCGTCCTCCAGCTTCCTGTTAAACTTCTCCTCATGCCACTGGCGCCACCAGGCTTGCGCTCTCAGGCCCTTGCCCCAGGACTGCTGGCTCTTGATGGTCACTCCCATGGCTCACACACGCTGGACTCCAACAGCACCAGGTGACAGCCATCCTTCTTGGCGTCTCGACTGGCCTTGGCCCAGCATATCTCCGATGCTTCATCGGCGCCTGAGGCGGTCACGCTGAACTCCAACGCAACCCGCCCCAGGTGCACCATGTCGCTTGCTCTGTACTTCTGCGCCCAGATGTCCACGTTGTAGTGCGGCATCTATCGACACATCACGAACATGACTGCGATAACCAGTCCGGCGATGAACAGGAACCTGAACACCTTCATCTCTTCTCCTCCCTCTTAATGCCAAGTCGCCCCATCAGGCACTCTGCAACCTCAGGGCTCTCGGCGTGCTCTGCTATCAGCGCGGCGGCGCCCTCCTCGATGCACTCCACGTTCCGGCGCATGATTTTCGGCCATCAGGAGCCACTGAAGTGCTCTGGCCTTGGCGTCCTCCTTGTCCTGGTGGTGCGGCTCACTGGAGTAGCCCTTCACCATCCAGGGAAGCCGCATCATCTCCAGCTTGCTGTCAGGGTCCGCTTTGCGCCTTACTGCTGCGGTCCAGGCCCAGGCCGTATCCCAGCCAGGCCTCGGTACACGGAAGAGGCGCAGGTCCAGGTACCTCTTGCAGTAGACGGGCGTGACCTTTGCCGACATGCTGTAAGGCCCGTCCTCGAAACGTATCTGCGTACCGTCCTCTTTATTCACCCAGTGCATAGGGCGCCTCCTAAGCCTGCGGGTTGGGTTTGGTGCGCAGGTGCTCTCCGCGCCGGACTTCCACGCCGGGCACATCCTCCAGGACGGCGCCCACTCCACCAGGCGCACCAGGCTTGCCAGCGGCCTTCCACCGCTCCAGCACCTGCTGCCTGTCCAGTTTGGGCTCCTGCGGGATGAGGAATCCCTCGGGCACATCCTCCACGGCCATGAGCACAATGCTCGGCTGGCCGTTCACCTGGCGGCGCACCACCCAGGCCCCGGTATCCACCTTGACCTTGCCAGCACGCTGAAGCTGGTGCACGGCGTACTGCTTGAGCCGGGCGCCCAGGTTCCCAGCCCTCTTGGCGTTGGCCTTGTAGGCGTCAGCCTGGCGCTGGAAGGGTGCGGCCATCGCGTTGTTGACCTCCTCCTCCTGCTCCAGGTTCGCCAGGAACTTCGCCAGGCCCTCCAGCTTCTGGCCCATGCTTGCGTCCAGGCCGTCTAGGGTGTCGGCCACCCACTCCAGCAAGGCATCGCTGGCGGCGGCGTGCGTGGTGGCGTCTATGTCGCCAGCATCCAGCGACTCCTCCAGGGAGCCCAGCTTCGCCATGTACTCCTGCTCTACCTTCTGCATCTCCGTGGAAATCTCATACAGTTTTGGCATATCCTCGCTCCTGCGTTACGTGAGGCTCAACTCACGAATGAAGGCTCTGCCCTTCCGGGTGATTCTCAGGGTTGGGCGGTTGCCTGCGGTGATAGGCTCCAGGAGCCCATTGCTCATAAGCCAGGTGATGTGGAAGCGGACGGTGCGCGGACTCACGGCCACATTGAATTCAGTGCTCAGCGCGTCCACGATAGCGGTGCTGGACACCTTGGGCTTCCCGCTTGCCACTCGGATTGCGCTCCAGCACCAGAGCACTCTCCTGGCCTTCTCCTCTGTCCTCTTCAGCCGCTCCACGTGGTCACCTGGTATCACGCTGCCATCGGGCATCTGCGTTTTTACCGGCGGCCAGTTCCTTTTATTCATCGCTGCTCAACTTCCTGGAGTGCTTTGTTAAATGGCCTGCCGCACGGGCAGCAGCTAGGCCAAGGGTGACTGTTATTGAGGTAGACAACCCCACGCCCGTTCCCTATGTTCTCGGTTCGCAGATGGAGGAGGCGGGAGTCGAACCCGCAGCAGGCACGCTTAAATGAGCCTCGCTCAAACCCTGCTCCCCCATGGCCACCAGGGGCGGCGCCACCCGCCCCTGGTG